GAACTTGGTGATGCTTATTCAAAAAAATCCAATCCAAAACCTGATGCTTATTCCACAAAAAAATGGAAACAAGGCGATTTAGGTGCGGAAAGCGGTTCTATTGGTAAGAAGAACAAAGGTGAAGGTCTCAAAGCGATGGGTGCAGACGACAAGAGCTTATCAAAATCATTTTAATACAGGAAAATAATGGCCATAGATAAAACAGATGCGGCCAAAGAGATAGATAATGCCGAAAACGTACCCGGCTTAGTTGCTCATGTTAAAAGAAAATTTACATCGGCTGAAGACGGAAAGAATGAAGATGAATCACGATGGCTAAAAGCTTATAAAAATTATCGTGGTATTTTTGACAGTACCACACAGTTTCGTTCTTCTGAAAAATCCAAAGTCTTTGTAAAGATAACAAAAGTAAAAGTTCTTTCTGCTTATGGTCAGATTGCAGATATATTATTTGCGAACAGTAAGTTTCCACTTTCTGTAGAATCTACACCTGTACCTGAAGGTGTGGCAGAATTTGCACATTTGCAAACACCACAATCGCCACCAACAGACCCTTATGGTTTTGAAGGTGATGGGCGGGTATTAGAACCGGGTGCTTTAGAAGCAACAACACCACAAGATTTTTTAGGAGGCTTAGCCGGTAAGTTTGCAGGAGCAAATTTACGAGAAGGTGCAGCAAAAATGGGGGAACCCCAAATTAAACCTGCACAGGAAACTGCTCGTAAAATGGAGAAGATGATACATGACCAATTACTTGATACTTCTGCTGTTAATGTATTAAGACACTCAATATTTGAATGTGCTTTATTAGGTACTGGAGTTATTAAAGGGCCGTTTAGTTATAATAAAAAAGTTCATCAATGGATGGGGGCAGGAGCAGAAAAATCATATGAACCTTATGATAAAGAAGTTCCAAAAATTGAAGCTGTTTCATGTTGGGATTTTTTTCCAGACCCTGCGGCTACGAATATAGATGATTGTGAATATGTCATACAACGACATAGATTAAACAGAGAACAATTAAGAGACTTAATTAATAGACCTTATTTTGATAAAAAGGCAATTTTAAAAGCATTAGAAATTGGGCCGAACTATGAAGAAAAATATTATGAACAAACTATTCATGGTGTTAATGACCCAACTTATGTAGATAATAGATACGAAGTTTACGAATATTGGGGCAGTTGTGATGCCGCATTATGTGAAGAAATTGGAATGTCAGTTCCACAAGGAATGACTGATTTAAAATCTGTACAAGTTAATGTATGGGTTTGTGGTAATGAAGTGATTCGGGCAGTAATGAATCCGTTTACACCGGCTCGTTTACCATATCAAGCATTTCCTTATGAGTTAAATCCATATCAATTCTTTGGAGTTGGTGTTGCTGAAAACATGGAAGATGCTCAATTATTAATGAATGGTCATATTAGAATGGCGATTGATAATTTAGCACTTGCAGGAAATTTAGTATTTGATATTGATGAAACTCAATTAGTACCCGGACAAAGTATGGATATATTTCCGGGAAAAATATTCAGGCGACAGTCTGGAGTTACTGGTACGGCTGTAAATGGAATTAAGTTTCCCAATACAGCAGGTGAAAATGTTCAGATGTATGACAAGGCTAGGCAACTAGCTGATGAGGAAACAGGAATACCTTCTGTTGTACATGGTCAAACGGGAGTTACAGGTACTGGGCGAACAGCCGCAGGGTTATCCATGATAATGTCTTCGGCAGGATTATCCATAAAAACTGTCATTAAAAATATTGATGATTATCTGTTAAAACCTTTAGGAGAAGCATTTTTCCAATGGAACATGCAATTTGGTACATCACCGAATATAATTGGTGATTTGGAAATTAAACCTAAAGGAACTTCAGCAGTAATGCAGAAAGAAGTTAGAACGCAAAGATTAACTACTTTATTGCAAACAGTAAGTAACCCAATGTTAGCTCCATTTGTAAAAATTCCAAATTTGATGAGGGAACTGGCAATAGCACAAGATATTGACCCGGAAAGTTTGGTTAATGATATGAATGAAGCGGCTATCTTTGCAGATATGTTAAGAGGATTAGCAAATGTTCAAGGCACAGGCCCAGAAGCTCAACCTACTGGTGAGCAACAAACAGGCATGGAAGGCACTGGAGGATTACCTGCAGGAGCAAATCAACCAAACGTATCAGGTCTTGGGAACGGCCAAATCGGAGTCGGAAATGTTCCACAATCAGGGGAAACTGGCTTCACTGGTACACCTCAAGAACCTGAAGGAATCGTGTAAACACGCATCGGATATAGGAGATAAAGAATAATTAATGTCTATTGTTACTAAAAATAAAAAAAGATATAATGGTGGTGGAGGATATGGTTCATGGGGAAATTTACCCGGACAAAGTAAATCAACATCTCAATCATCTAATAGACAACCCGGAATTGAACAATCAAATAAAAGAAGCAGCAATACTACAAGTGGTGGGGGATTAGAAGTTACGGTCGGTGTACCTTATACACAAACTTCTGGTTATTCTTCACTTGGACAGCAAATGTCAGCGAATAAGCAATTTGGAAAAGCTAATATTAGTAATATTAATACTTCTGTTAACAGTAATGATAATAAAAATAACAACAGTAATGCTTCAGCTTCAACAAATACTACCAAAAAGAAAACAATTAAAGAATTAAATACAGCCGATTTATTTGATGGAGATAGGGATTATTATACATTAGAGTATATTAAGAATTTACCAAAAACAAGTCGTTCCGGTTTTAACTTACAAGACCAAAATACACTTAAAGTAATGAAAAAAGTTAATCAGCTTTTAAATTTAAATAAAAGTTGGAATCATTATGATGCATTGAATTATTTGGAAGGTAAAGGATTAAAATATGGACATGGTGATAATTTACCTCGTTATAATAATGGTGAATTAAAATATAGTGAAGGATTAGCGATAGGAAGTGATAAAATTAAAGGTGATACTGACTGGAGAACTTTTGGTAATTTTTTAAGAAGTAAAAAAGATGTAAGTCCCGGTACTAATATGTTTCGTGATGACAGATGGACACGGGATGATAATGGACAATTTCAAAATGATGCTGATGGAAATCCAATGAATGAAATGACATGGAGCCAACAACTTGATTTATCTGCAGGAAATTTTGAACCGGGTTCACCTGCATGGAACGCACAACGAGTATTATTAGATGAGAAAAGAAAATATTATCAAACTAATGGTAATATTTTTGAAGCATTTATGCCGGGGGGTATGATTTTTAAAGCTATAACTGGTGAAACAGGAGGAAAAGCAAGAATGAAAGACCCTTTCTATGACCAGTTTAACCCTGAAATAGTGCGATTTGGTGTTCCTATTAGTCAAACACATCCTTGGTCTGAAACATATGATGCAGGCCAAAGAGCAGAAAAAATAAGAGAATTAGAAGAAGAATACTTTGAAACTGGAGAACATTATTCTCCTGATAATGAAAAAAGGGAAGCCTTAATAAGAAATCAATTACAGGATTTAATACCAACCGGTGAATTGGGTGATTTAGAATCAATTGATGGTGCAACTGTATTTAACAATCCAATAACTGACCAACAATTAAAATTTAGTGAAGTTAATGATAATGATGAAGATGTTTCTTCTGATTATACACAAGCTGTTGGTGATACTGAAGAAGATGAAGATGAATCAGATACAACAATTGAATTAGCTGACCCATATCTTGGGTTGCCTTGGTGGAAAGATAGGGGTGGATTTGAAAAACTTTTTGGATTGCCTTTACCGTACGGCCCTTATAAAACTGGAACATCATATGAGGGAGTAGCACTAAAAGAAGGTGGTATTATTGGCTATCAAGCCGGAGGTTCTGTACGACCACCCCAAATGATTCAAGACCCAAATGCAGCACCGGCAGCAATGAGAGCCGATGATGTAAATCTACAAGCTGAAACAGGTGATTTTATTATGGGATATCCTGCAATGCAACAATCAGGAACACGGGTTAGAAGCTTGGTGGAACAGGCAATGTTAAAAGCAAAAGATGCAGGAGTAAAAACCAAAGGATACAAACACGGAGATAAAGTTGATATCCTTGTACATAACGGTGAAATGCATATTCCAAAAGAACTCGTTCCTTATATTGAAGGTGGCTATACTACATTAAAAAAATTTAATCAACCATCAAAATATTATACTGGTGATATTGTGTTAGATAATGAAGGTTTTATAGACAGATATCAACAAATACCAGAGGAAGAAAAAATTCCATCATTGGAAAAACTTAATAGTGATATTAAAACAATGACTGGTATGCAAAAAACAGAACAAAACTATGATACATGGTTTAATTCTTTAACTTTTCAAGAAAAACAAAAAGTTCATGAAAAAATGACAGATAAATGGATTGAAGAGTTTAGAAAAAAACAAAAAAATGTATTTTTTAGGGATGGTTATAAATTTACAGAACATCAAGAATTGAAAAAAATATATAATAGATTATATAATTCAATCGATGGAGAATTAAAAGACAGTTTAGAAGATGAAGAAACAAAGCATAATTTAGTTAAAATTTCATTTGAAAATATCCATCAAGGATTACAAATGAATGAAAAATCCAAAAATTTATCTTTAACTCGAACTAAATTAAAGAAAAAGAAATTCTTTAAAAATATTTTAAATACAACATGGATTAATGATAGCTTACAACGATTTTTACAAATGTATAATAAACCAACTGTTACTCCACAAGTTGAATTAACAGGTAATGGTATTAAATATAATTATAAACCAAAAGTACAAATATTCAGTCAAAATATTCCGCTTCAAGAAGATACAACATTAAAAGATTTTATAAAACGTAATGAAGGTAATAAAGGATTAAGACAAATAGTAAAAGACCCCGGAAATGATAACTATACAGTTGGTTATGGAAGTACAATTAAAAATAAACAACGTAAAGATTATTTAAATCGTTTTAGACGAGGTTTAGTTATGGAAGAGTCTGAAGCTGATGCATTGTTAAATGAGGATTTAAAAGAAGCTGAACAAACAGCACGATTAGCCTACAATAAATTTGTAAAAGGTGGTATGTACGAAGGATTAGAAGGATTTAATACATTAAAAACAAAACAATTTGATAAACTACAACCCAATGAAAAAATAATGCTGACAGAAATGGCATTTAATATGGGTACTAGTGTTAATCAATTTAAGAATTTTATGACTGCGATGGCGAATAGTGATTACAAAGAAATGGCTGCACTTAATCATAAGACAGGACAACCTGAGTACCATCGTAAAGAAACTGATAAATCAGGAAAATATTTACCGGGTTTACATACTCGGAATAACGATTTTTACAAAACATTTATTGCTCCAAATTTAGATAAATCTAATTTGTAGTTGATAAATAATTGTAAAATAGGCGACCTGTGTATAAAGCACAGCCCCAAATCACAACCGTAGCTACCCTTATTTTAAGGCACTACAAGGAGGAAAAATGGTAGATGAAGCTCAACAAGAAGAAAACTTCGAGCCTACCCCATATCAAGGAGCATATAAGAAGGACTTGGATAAACCAGTTCCTGAACCAGAAAAAATTTCTGAAGAAGTAAAAACTGAAACAGTTGATGAAAGTAAGAAAACAAGTTTTCTGGAAGAGAAGCTAGTTCAAGAACACGATTTTAAAAAGCGTTATGATGATTTAAAATCCCATTATGACAAAAAGTTAAATGAGTGGAAAGACAAGGAAAAAACTTTAGAAGAGAAGATAAATACATCTTCACAATATACTCCCCCAAAATCTGAAGAAGAGTTGGAGGAATTTAAAGAAAGATATCCTGATGTTTATGAAGTGGTTGAATCTATAGCACATATGCAATCTAATGCAAAAGTGAAAGATGTTGAAGAGAAAATTAAGGAATTAAAAGATAAAGAAAAAGTTTTAAATAAAACTAATGCTTTTAAACAATTAACAACTTTTCATCCAGATTTTGATACTTTAAAAGATAATACAAATTTTCGTAAATGGCTTAATGAACAGCCAGAAAATATTTCTGATGGTATCTATAAAAATAATACTGATGCAAAATGGGCCGCAAGAATAGTTGACTTGTACAAAGCCGACCACAATCTACAAAACAAACAAAAGACCCGTCCTAATGCGGCTGAAGCTGTAACTAAAACCAAACGTGGTTCCATTGCAACGGATGACGGCAAGAGGATTTGGTCTGTGTCTGAGATTGCAAAACTCAAACCTCAACAATTTGTTCAATATGAAAAAGAAATTGACCAAGCGAGGCGAGAGGGACGCATAGAACAGACATAAATTTAACTGGAGGAAACTATGGCTGTTGCTAAAGGAGCCGGTTATACCAACTTACCATCGGGTAATTGGCTGCCGGTAATATACAGTCAAAAGGTTCAAAAGTTTTTCCGTAC